CTTCACTCATTAATCTTCCAATACCACCACTTCTAAAACCTACTCTGCCGCCTGCAGCATATTTTTTCTTAACAAATTTTTCAAGATTACTAATACCACCAGCTATTCCTTCTTGTTCTTCTTTACCATAAGGTCCATAAATTTCTTCAGCTTCATACAATTCTTCTACTGTTCTACCCTTTGTAGTTTCATCTGCTGTTTTTCCTATTTGACCCATTGCTCTGGTACCTTCATCTGTATCAAAATATACAGAAGTTGTTCCATCACCCATATTGACATCAACCATAACGTCTGATCTTTCTGGATGGGTAAAAGTTTTAATTCTATCTTCTTCTTTGATTAAAGTTCCTTCGTCCATAACTTTTTTAATTACAGAGTTAAAAAAGTCTACACCTTTACTTGCAACTTGTTCAATACCTTCACGCGCACCTTCTGTTTTAAATACATTGACGTATTTACCAATAGCGGGTGCACTTGCTAAAGCCATTAATCCTTTTATAAAACTTCGTCTATTCATCTTTGTTAAATAAGTTGTATATCATACCTTCTTTGTTTTGATAATTTTTATATGCATCATATCCAGCTAATCCAGCTCCTAATACGACTCCAGGTAATCCTAAAAATCTAGATGCTCCTGCAATCGTTCTTGGACTCATACCCATTCTTAAAATTTGTCCTGTAATGCCTGGTCTTGCTGCACCTACATTACTTAAGTTAAAATAATTCTTTGCACCTTCTAACATAGTTCGTTTGGGTGCATTTCTTACAACTCCAGAAAGTTTTGATAAGGGTTCCATTAATGCAACACCTAATGCAGGTCCGACTGGATCTGTTAGAATGTCTGTGGCTGTTTCTCCTTCATCTAATCTTTTTCCTGCAATAGCTCCTTCATATAAACCTGTAACTAATGGCGTTCCAAAAGTTGTAAGCACAGGTCTTAGTGCACCACTAATACCAAGCGCGGATCTGATTCTACCTTTTCCTTTTGGTAAAGGTCCTCTTTCACCAACACCTCTAGCTGTTCTATAAGCTCCTGGTATTTCTTCTGCAGCAAATCCTAAAGATGTTCCTGCTGCAACTTTTAATGGATTATCTTTTACATATTGTAAGATTTGATTTTGATCTGCTTTTTGATCAGTGTTTGTAGTTACAATCTCACCTTTTTCTGGATTAAATCTTAGTCCTGATAAAGCTAAACCTACACCAGCTGTTCCAACTGCTACTTTTCCAACTGTACCTGTTTTAGGTAAAACATTTAAAACTCTTTGAGCAACACCTTTTAATTCTTGAATAGATTTATTGTTTGTTTTTATATTATTAATTTTTTCAGCAGATCCTACTGGATCTTTTTTAATTGTTTCTACACAACTATCTATTGAACCTCCTAATGCTTTAGTAAGAATAATTTGACAAGCTCCAGGAATTTGTTTCGCTTTTAAAGCAAATGTTTCAGCAATTTGATTTACAAGTTGTGGATTTTTTTTTACTGAATCAAAGAACATTCTAGATACTTCTCTTTTAGCTGCTCCTACTGCTTGTGTTGGTGATACATCTTTAGCCCCTACATAAGCTTTAGTTCCTGGTAATTTTACTCTTACATTTATTTTTTTTAATTGTTTTTCTGCTTCTGTTTTTGAAATATTTCCTTTTTTAAATTCTTCTACAATTACACCAGCAGTATTATTTTTAACTCTAGGTGTTAGTTGTAAAGATTTATCTGGTGCTACTTCTACACCTAATCTATGATGAAGTTCTAATGGATTAGTTGCCATTGCTTGTTTGGAATATTGATTTACAAATTTAGGGTCTTTAGATAAAAAATTGTAAAGCTCTGCATTAGTTGGAACTCTGTCATATTTTGCAAAGTAACTTGCAATAGTATCATTAGGTAATGATCTTTTAAAACCGTCTGCTATTTTAGTTAATTCTTTTGTTCTATTAAATTGTGGATGATCATTAATTAATTTGTCCATTGGTCCTAACGGACCTTTGTATCTTGAATGATGATAAGTAATTCCAGTTTTATTATCTTTTACTCCTGCAAATTTTTTATTTTTAGTAACTTCTTCAAACTGAGGTGTATCATTTCCTTTTAAATTTTTATTTTGTTTCTTTGCAGCTGTTAATAAATAAGCTAACAATTTGTTATCTTGTAATTGTAATACAGCTTTACCTGCTCCTTTATCAATTTTAAGTTTTTTATCTATGTCTTTAAAATATTCTTTAGTTTTAGCTTCTTTAAATTTTGCTCTGTAAGAAGGATCTTTTTTCTTTTTAGCCATATATCCTTTTTGATACTCAGCTTTTTTTTGTAAAAAAGATTTAGGATCTCTATATTTACTTCTTGTTGTAGCAGGAGCATCTAACCATTCTTTAGGTGTAAATTTTTTTCCCGTTTTAGGATTAATGTATTTATTTTTTTGTAAATCTTCTAAAATTTTTAATTTTTCTTGATATGCACTAATATAAGGACGACCTAATCTATCTTTTTTAAATTTTAATTTTTCAATTAATTCTATTCCTTCTACTGCCATTATCCCCTCCTAACGAACATTGAAGCGAGGCCGGATTGAGCTGGTCTTCCTCCAGTGCCGCCGTGTCCTATAATTCCACCCATTGCACTTGAACCCATTGTAGCTGTTGTTGCTCTACCTCCAGCATTTGGATCGCCTTCCATAAAGTCATTGCTATACCCAGCTTGATAACCACCTCTACCGCTTGATCTATTTGAATCTTGCATCTGTCGTGCTGCTTCTTGTCTTGCTTGTTCTTGTATAAGTTCTTGTGCTTTAAGTTTTTCTAAACGTCTTTTTTGAGCAGCATTTTTATTTTTCATAGTACTTAATTTAAATATACTTTTAGCTCTTCTTCTTGAAGCTCTTGCAGGATCTGTATAATAACCTCCTAAAGCATTTTGTTTATTTAATTCTTCTGCTGTATAACTTCTTCCATATTCGTCAACTATAGTGCCGAGTCCACCTGACAACTGCCTGTCTTCAAACATATTACCTAATCCACCTAATAAACTCATTGCGCCAGATCCAACTATTCCGGGAAGATTCATAGCCATAGCTGCCCCTGATCCTAATAAATTTCTAGCTGACATTCCTTTATCTACTGCAAAATCTCTCATAGAACCTAATCCACCTTGAATAGCATTCCCAGCACGTTGAAACATATTTTGTGATGGCTGTATGTTAGGATTTAAAAAACCTTGTTGTGCTGCTGGATCCATTTCATAATCCATACCTTGAACATTAGTTCTTGAAACTGCGTCTCCATAACTTGGTAGTTGAGAAAAGTCTCTATCAAAATTTATATTTGTTGTAGGACTTATTGTGTTTTCAGCCGCATTTAACGCAGCAAAATCTTCTGGACCCATATTAACTTCACTTGCATTTGCAGGTGTTGGATATAAAGTCGCTAAAGCTGCTTGAAAAGGTAGACTACCTGCTGCAGTTAATCCTTTTATAGCATTATTTTTTAAAAATCCTAAACCTTCAGATCCTATTTCTTTTAATACACCCCCTGGACCATATTGTCCTAAATCATATCCTGCTTTTATAACTTTTCCAGGATAGTCTAAATTACCCATATAATTAGAAATAGTTTTTCCTATATTAATTTTTGAAGGATAATTTTTTAATGTAGATTTGGGAACTAAATAAGAATTTCCAGATACCCCTGCATTAGTATAATTTCCTGAAGGTAATCCTGTAACTTTATTTTGAAATCTATTAAATCTACCAGACTCGTTTACATAATTTGATGGAACTTGTGTAGAAAGTATTTTTCCTGTTTTTCCTGCATATTTTTCAGCTACTGATAAATCTGTAGTATAATATTGACCAGCTAGTTTGCTTAATTGATTAGTTGTTAAACCTTGCGTGGATCCTCCCATAATAGTTGGAGTTCCTTGATTTGCCATTTGTAAATAACGAGAAGGACCAAACATAGGTTGACCTCTATATAACGTAACTAAATCTTTATTAATTATATTCTCAGCCATTATACTAATCCCCCGCCCGCGAACCTCGGTTCTGCTTTAGCTGACAGTTCTAAAATTTTACTTATGTAGTTTTCCCAAAAAGACATATCGTATTTAATGCCTTCAAGTTCTATATCTTGTTTGATAGCATCTATAAAAGCTTCAGGCTGATATGGATTTTTTTTAGCTACATCATTTGCGTAACGCATAATGCTTGATACTCTTTCTTCGTCAACACCTAGTTCTTCTAGATCATCATAAATTGCATTTCTAATCCTGCTGGTTTCATTTTGAATTAACTCACCATACGAATCATAGCCTTGAAATTCTTCTTGAAAATATCTTGGTCCATTGTTCATTACCTTCTCATCTAGATCTGATAAAAACTCTTGTTTAATTTTTGTATCCGCTCCCATATCCGCGGCTCGCGCTAATGTAGTCGCGGCTCGTTTGCCTTCTGCAACGTCTGTGATTTTTGCAACGTCCATTACATCTTCATTCTTTATTCCAGCTTTACGCATCTCTCTCATAAAGCCAGCTAGATCGTCTCGTTTAATTTCTTCTGACATTCCACCTTTAGGGTATAGCGAACCGAGGCCTTGGTCTTTTGGTTTTCCTAACTTCTCTGTTAACTCACCAAAAGTTTCGTCCCCTCTTAATTCTACATCAGGATTTTGTTGTCTTAATTTATCTGTGAAAGGTGTTTGAGAATCTGGCGATGTACGAAGCTTTTCTGTTCTAATTACACTTAAGTCTTCTACGTTGCTTGGAGCAATTTTATTAATTTCTTGTAAAGCAACAGATTTTTGTGAGTCATCTAAAAAATTTCCAGTAGATTTAAAATACTCGGCTGAAACATCCATAAAGTTTGCAGCTCCTGTTTTAATTTCATCTTGTAATCTTAAGATAGTTTGTAGTAATATTTTTTGCGACATTAATAATACGTTCTTTCAGTTCGCGGTAATGCATTATCTTTTTCGTCTTCAGGGTGAGATATAAATCCTCCCTGTCTAAAGCGCATTATCGCTTGTGTTGTACTGTCCACCAAATCGTCATTATCCCCATACGGAAATGATGCACATTCTTCAATAACCTCTTCTGCGAATTTTTCATCCGGCGCCCAAATCATCCCCGATTCAAAGATCGGTGATACGGCGTTAACTCTAGCGTGTTTATCTTGGCCTTTGCTAGGAGTGTAATTTATAACAGGAATACCCATTTTACGCAATTCAAAAGTTAAAGGCATTCCAGATGCTTTAGACTCGATAATGACTGTTTCAGGATTCCAATAGCGATATTGTTCAAGTGCTTCCTTACGAAGTTCTGGAAACTCTAGTCTATCTTTAAAAGCATCTAATAATATTAAATTAGCAGGTGAATCATCATCTGGGTAAAACACGCCCCACGTTGTAATTGCAGAATAGTCCGCAGTTTCTTTTTTAAGAAAAGCTGTATCATAACTTTGAATGATATGTTGCAAAGGAGGGATATAAGGTTTTTCCCAAACCTTCCACCATTCTCTTTTGATCAACGATCCTTCTTCAGCTGTTGGATTTTGCATCCACTGTGCATTCCATTTACCGAGAGAGATAGAAGCTTTGACTCCTTCTAGTTCATCTAATTTCCAATACTCTGGCCATACAGGTTTATTACTAGGTAGTATTGCTGGAAACTCAATAACTTCCCACTGATCTGATTTTAATTCTTTTTGATTCTTTAACAACATACCTGTTAGATCTTTCATATTCCATCGTGTCATTACAACAACGATTGCTCCACCAGGCTGTAAACGTTGACGTGGTCCTGATGTATACCAATCATAAGCTCGCTCTAACGCTGCTACGTTTAATGCATCTTGCTCTGAGTGTGGGTCATCAATGATAAGTAAATCCGCTCCACGGCCCGTTATGGCCGATCCAACACCGGCTGCGTAGTATTCACCACCTTGTTCAGTTTCCCATTTACCAGCGGCTTGACTATCCTCTCGTAATCTTGTTTTAAAAACTTGCTTGTACTCTTGAGAATCCATTAACGTTTTTGCTTTACGACCGAATCGTATGGCAAGCTCCGTGGTGTGAGTTGATTGGATAATTTTTAAATTAGGTTTACGTCCCACCATCCAGGAAGGTAGTAAGAAAGATGCAAACTCAGACTTCGTATGTCTGGGTGGCATATTGATAATGAGTCTTTTGATTTTACCTTTTGCAATTTGATTAAATTTTTCTGCAATTTTTTTGTGGTGCTTACCTTCTATAAATTCAGGCCATACGTGTTTAACAAAATCTAAGAATGAATCGTGGACTTTCTCTTGCTTTGTTTTTTCTTCTAGCTTCATAGCTAGTTTTAAAAATTCTTTCTGCGCGTCAGGCGGCAGCTTGTCAATGATTTCTTGTTTCATAAAATTTTTTGCAGAATTTTTTTAGTTCTGTTTCTCTCTCATTTGAATTTTATACCATATCTATGTCTAAATCAAACCGTAAAGGTCAAACCATTGGGACCCCTTTTTGTAAACGGGTGGGTGGGCCCGTAGTTAACAAGCATATTTAGGGTTGTATTGAGACCCCTACACTATATGTAGGGGTCTACAACTTATTAGCTATGCCATTCAGATGGTATTTTATTTGGTATGTAGATTGCGTCGCCTACGATTACATCAGCGTCGCCGTATTTATCTGCGTACATTTTAGACGCAACTTCATTGACAGGTTTATCTTTTAACTTGCCCTCTTCATCAATGATTAATATGCCGTCATTAACTTGCACGACTTCCACATATCCACCTACAAACTTCTGCGCGTCTGATAGTGACGGGTCGTCGTTCTTTGATTGTATTTCTTTAACTGTCGTCATATGTCCTTTCATTAGTTAGTATTATAGAACAACTCAGTTAAGATTTTTAATATCTCCTCGTCTGATTTGCCCTCTGCTTTTAACTCGTCGTAGTGTTCCTCGTATGCTCGTTCCCACCACGCGTCATTTACTTCGCAACTCATTACTGGTTCTCCTCTTTAAAGGTTGCCTGTTGCTCGTTCCATACTTCTTGACACGCGTTGTAGTAGTCATTGTATGTGTGTTCGCAGTTTATACAAATTTTATTATTGTAGTCTGCCCACTCGTCATTGTGAGTATCTTCCTCACAAATTTTACACTCTCTATTATTTATCATATGTATTTATCCTTTCTATATAGGAATTTATACTATTCTGATTGCGTGTCAACCCCTTTTTCTTTTATTGTGTGATCATAATAAGTATGACCCCAACTAGTCGTATGCTTTGTTTTTGTAGGGTCATCAATCGGCGTTTCGAGTGCCTCGGTTCGTGGTGCGATTGCAACGATACGTTCTATATTAGCATTTGCAAAATCATTATAACAACTATTACTACAAAAATATTTATAGAACGAATTTTTATTCCACTCGTTTTGTTTTACTTTTCTAGTTCTTAAAACCTTAGAACCCTTGCTACCTCGCACCCTATCCTGAGTGCGAGATTTGTGACAATAAGTTCCGTGACACCAATAATGTGTACTCATTGATTTCCCCCAACTGCTATCAATGTGTACTTACCTTTGGCAGTTCTATAACCCTCGTTTGCTATATCATAATATGTCAATAGCTTGTCGCCACCTTTACTAACCCACTCACGTGAGAGATTTGTCCATTTACCCTTTCTAAAAATTATGCCTTTGTGTTTCTTTGCATAATAAGAAATTGTAAATTTATCATTTATTTCTAGTTTCATATATATCCTTTCTATTTGTTATATGTGGGATAGTATAATATCCCACATATTAGTCAAGCCTTAATTCAAGGCTTGTTTTTGATACTCCATTCTAGCTTTTATCTTATCTTCTCTAGTCTGATTTTTATTCTTCATTCCTTTAATCATATTAGCAAGATTGCTAGGGTTATAGATTGTTAAACCAGTAGAATTAGTTCTAATTAATTCTGCCTCGTCTAATTCTATTCCTAACTCTTTGGCTAACTCAATGCCCTCAGATAAATAACGATATGCTTTCAAGCCTATCTTTAACTGGTCGCATTGTTTCATTATAGAGTTTATCCACGTTTGGTGTGTGCTTACAACTTTAGCTTTTGCACTTCGCCATTGTAAAAAGATATTATATTCATCTTTAGTACAAGCGATTGCTCTTGACCTACAATGAGAAGTTCCAATAACATCAGCATAAAAACTATCATCATATTGTTTAGTGATACCAGTTCCATTATCACTAGTATAACCAGTTGATTTACCTAGTTCCTTATTACACATATCAACGTGCTTTGTTTTATGTGGGTTGCTATCTTTGCCTGATTGTTCAGCAATAATATCAGGGTTGCAACCTTTCTCTTTTAGTTCTTCTCTAAAATATGCGTGTGCAAACTGCATACTATCTTCGCCACTACTATAACTCTCTCTACCATTTAGATTGCCATACAATCCAAAATCAAAATGAGATGATGTTTCTGTCTTTTCGCCCTCATCATCTACATCTTCGTTATGTGCAAAGTAAAAGCATTTATCTTTTGCAACTACATCACAAGGGTCGCCATACTTCTTTTTAAAGACACGCAAAGTTGCGACATCTTCTTTTGGATATGACCTTTCAACAACTTGCTTTGCTAATTCAAAAGTAGATTTTTGTATAGTATCAAAATCTTCTCTTGCTTGCATAAACGCTTGTTGCTCTTGCGTTTCTTCTTTTTCAAATACATCTTTAATTCTATTGTAGAATTTGTTTCTGTATTCGGTGTTCATTCTTATTTTTGACATTGTGTTTTATCCTTTCTGTTTATTGATACGTGGGAATTTATACTAATGGTTTTAATTGTCAAGTCTCAAATTAATTTCTAGTTTAGAATCATTCTAAATTTTTTTGTAGGGAGGGTGGGCCCATAGGCAACAAGCTTATAAAAAAAATAAAAGGTCCTTGACATAGTTCCCATAAACCCCTATATAGAGTTAGGTATTACTATTATTACTGGTCTAATCTTAAGAATTAGTATTGGGAAGAGTAGTAGTCCTTTCGGGTTTAGACCTGCGTTGGCTTATAATTGCATATAACACCGCGCAGGCTTGAGCCCAGATCTTATGCGGCAAAGTAGGACGTAAAGCCCACGCCATAAGATCTGGGGTCAAGTTAAGTGTATAGTCGCGTAGCTAGCTGAAAAGCGTGGGCTATCTAACTTGGCCACTTTAGAATGATTCTAAACTTTTTCAGTGGGGCGCGGGCGGGTGGGCCCGTAGGTCACAAGCTTACAAGCTTAAAATAATAGTTGACAAGCTGACTGGGATATTGTAGGAATAGATCTTGACCTCGTTTGGTGCTTTTCCGGTCGATAAATTTGCCAAAGCACCACAAACTAGAAAGGATATTATGAAAGTAAAAGACGCGTTAAAAATAACAGACTCATTTACAAAGACTAAAAAAATGCCCGGCCTGAGCTACAGCCTGCCAGCCTGGGAATGCAAGACAGGCGCTAAGCTGGTGAAGGTACCAGGCAGCGTGTGCGCGGGCTGTTATGCAATGAAGGGTAACTATACAAGATACCCGGCTATTAAAGCAGCGCAATATAGGAGGCTTGACGCTATCAAAAACCCGTTATGGGTTCAGGCGATGGCTACAAAAATTAAACGTCAAAAATGGTTTAGATGGCACGATGCCGGAGATATACAGAGCGCGGACCATTTAAAGAAAATTTTTGAAGTGTGCAAGCTTACGCCAGATACAAAACACTGGATGCCAACGCGCGAAGCGCAATTCTTAAAAGATGTAAACCCTGAAGATGTTCCAAAAAATTTAATCATTAGAATGTCTTCGCATATGATTGATCAAGGCCCGGTAAGCTTCTGGCCCTGGACATCGACAGTAGGATCTAAAACAAGAACCTGCCCGGCTCCTGATCAAGACGGCAAATGCGGCAGCTGTAGAACCTGCTGGAACAGAGAAATCCCAAATATAGAATATGGCAAACATTAAATACGACTACGACATAGAAGCGGTCCACAATGACTGGTGCCGCGCGAACGGTTACCCGGTCCGCAAGCGTACAAGCAGAAAACCAGGGAGGCCAGGGAGGGTGGGCCCGAAGGCCACAAGCTCTCAAGCCGACAAGCGGGTGGGTGGGCCCGAAGGCCACAAGCTAACAAGCTAACAAGCTAGGCGTCAAGCGGTTCGCGGATCAACAAGCGTTGGATATGGTCCCAAGCCTGGGCCACGCACGGCGTCTCTCTGTAATCGGACAGAAGACCGTGGATCGATTTACTCTCATAAAGTTTTATGATGTCTCCAAGAGGCTCTTGGAGTAGGATAAAGTTCCGTTTCGTTCTGGTCATATGAAATAGTTTTTGATGAGGACTAAAAGATATTTTTGGAGCTCTTGCAATCTTAAGCTCAACCATAAAAAATCCGCAAGAATCGTGATAACCAAGCAAATCAGGCACACCAAAAGATGCCCAAGATTCCAGTCTAGTCCACTGAATTTTAGGTGTGTTTTTCTTAAGTTTTTTCCAAAGTTTTGTTTCTGCTTTCACCGGAATTCCTGCTTGCTAACTACTACATATTGGGGTAAATTACAAGTATGACACAACCGAAGAGATTAACAGATAAACAGATCAAATTTGCAGAATTACTAGTTTATAATGAAGGCAAGATGTCTCCAGCAGAGGCAGCTTATGAAGCCGGTTACAAGACTAGAGCAAGAAGAGCTGCAGCAGAGATGCGTAACCCTAAATATTTTCCATTGGTGGTTAAATATATTGGTGAGTTAAGAGCAGAAATAAGAGAGAAGTATGGCATTACATTTGAAAAGCACGTGTCGGAACTAGCCCAGATAAGGAACAAAGCTCTAGAGAATAAAGCCTGGTCAGCAGCTGTAAATGCAGAAGTTGCTAGAGGTAAAGCAGGTGGTTTATATGTAGATCAAAAGCTTGTGATGACTGGCAATATAGATAATTTATCTGCCGATGAAATCAAAGACAAACTTAAAAAGATTCTAGATGATAACAAAGAAATAATTAATATTACGCCTGAAGATATCGAATCAAGTACGCTAGAATTGCAATCAGAATCCAACCCTGATTCCCATTAACAATAAGATTAATCTTACTTAATATTTTTCTTGGTGACTTTTTTACTAGTGACCATTTGTTGGTAACTGTTTCGTACATTGCCATTGTTTTCTCCTTGTGGATTTGGCCCTCGTAATGGTGGTAGTTGACTCCATTTTACGTTAGGCATATTTTTAGTTAGAGTTTTATTTTTCATTTATTTTTTCCATCTTGATTATACACCCTTTTGGAAACACATTTCTATCACTAAATACCTCTTCTTTTTCATCATACGAAGCAAACGTCCATAAGAACTTATTTGTTTTCTTATACACATAAGCTTGTGTGATCATAACACAACACTCAAACTTATCGAACTCATCTGCCGTTGCGTGCCCAGCGTCGCCTGTAATGTCGAGCCATCTGATAGAATAGAAATAATATCTCTTCTTGTTGATGATTGCGTGTCTGTATTTAGATTTTTTAGGTTTTCTCATAAACATCTTATACTGTATAGGGAGATTTTTGGGCAAAAAAGTTTTTATGAAAACAAAAAAATCCCCGCGCGCCGAGTACATTTGTAAAAAATGTTGGTATATATAGCTTATTTGACTGTGCCAGGCTGTGCCAAGGGTCGTGGCACACTATTATTCGCTTATACCAACACTTATAAGCCAAAATAGGGGTGTGCCAAGTGTGCCAGAGGTTTTTTTTACTTTTAAAAAAATAAAATTGCTCCAGAATTCCCCTATACACTGGCACATTACTTATCTTTGAACACATTTGTGCCATATTTGATAATCTTTTTAACATTTTGACCTTGTAAATCAAGCGTAGCAAATGGTTTCCATTGCTGCTTCATTAAATTTAATTCTAAAATTAAATTTGACCATTGTTTTTGTGTTATATTTTTACTTGTTATGGTTACTGTTTTCATTGTCTCCTTTCTTTAGAATCATTCTAAGGTAATAAGGGGCTTCCACTCTCGCATCCACCCCTCGTCCCTAGGGAACATTCTAACTCTGTTTATATGTCGGTGACTTAAATATTTTTAAGCTCTCCGCTTTTAATACTATTCTCTTTGGCTCTGGTGAGTTAAATAGTTTTGTTTCTTGTAACTCTACTCTTCTCACTGCTTCGAGGTGTCCGTCCATTGTTTCAATATAGATAGGACAATCAGATATGATTGTGCCTTTCTCATTGTTAGTGAACTTTCCTAGTATCTGTTGAAAATCTCTTATTCTCATCAATCCTCCTTACTATTATTCTTATTAATTCATACCACTTACGGCCCCACATCTCTCTTACATCTCCACTAGTTTTCCAATAAGCGTTAGCTATATTATCCAACCTTCTTTGGTCTTGTTTTATAATACTCATCTACCCTCCTTAAAAAGTTATGCATATGTTTCTGAAACTCCAAGCCTTCAATAACAAATTCTTGATAATAATTATCCTTGCTACACATCATAATCACACCCTTTGTAATTTTTGTGTTGAACAACATATTATGTGCCATTGCATAAGCTGCTAGTTGAAGACAATAATCTCCAATCCATTCTTTACGCTTTGGTTTGTTAGTTTGCTTGAAGTCTATAATAGCATCTTGGCCTTTGTGTATGCCTACTAAATCTGTTTGGCCTGCGTATAATCCTGGGTAATACAAAGTACACTCTGTGCCATAATATTCTGTAACATTAGATAACCCATTTTGGATAACTTGTACTGCCATATTGTGTGCTTGTTTACCTACATTGGTTTCGTCTAAATAACCTTGCTCCAAGATATACATCTCTAGAATCTTATGCATTGCTGTGCCTCTCGCTGCACTAGAAGCCACGATCCGCGTTGCATTGTCCTCTCCCTCCCTAGCGCGCCACTTGGCCAGCGATTCGCGTTTCTCGGCCGGCTGTGTGATGTCCAGGATAGTTGTAACACTCGGTAATTTTTCTTTATCAAACACATAGTGTCGTTTACCTTCTATCTTTTCTCGTTGAGTCTTAGGGTACTTATAACAGTTGTTTCTTTTCATTTTTTCTTTCCCGTCAGTATTTTTTTTATTATCGTTGAGGTTGGGTCTAATAAGTCATTTGGATCAAACGTTTTACTACAACCCGTTAATAGTATTAAAATAATTATAATTCTCATATTAATTTTTTACCTTGTTTTAAAGTTAAGTCACCTACATCTTTAGGTATAAACTCCAACTTACCAAAATGGGTCGATTGAGGTAAGTCTTTTTTATACCACGTAGGCTCTTCTAATTCATTTAAATTCCAGGCCCAATATGAACTATCATTAAATCTACACACATAACCCGGTATCTTATCTTCGACTTTGGCTTGATTAACTAAGAAGTCATATTTAATTTTTTCAATCAAAGAACCATCAAAGTCATTAGGTCCATACTTCTCTCTATTTTTTAACTCCATAATATAATTACTATTTCTTACATCCATAGAACTATAAGATTCTTTTAATAATATAATAGGATCTCGACTAAAAATTTTTTCGTTAAGCTCTCTAATCATATTTCTTTGTGTCTGTTGCCAACTCATTTCTTTTTACCTCTATAATCACTTAACTTAATAATATTAGTTTGATCCGTGGTAGTAGAATAATGATCTATAATTTGTGATATTTTATTTAACTTTACGTGAGCGTAAGGAAATAATAAACAACACACGTGAAAGGCATCTCTAAAGCAACATCTCCATCGATATTGCATTTTATGCCCGTTTTTCCTAGGTTTTTTGCGTACGGTACCACATCCTAAAACACTGTGAACCCAGTCTACTATAAATTTATCGGTCATAGAAATTTCCATAACGATACGCCAACATTCATATCGATTAACTTTGTTACCTTTTTTCTTACGTTCAAAATATTTTTTGTAAGTAATACTTCCTTCTCCATCAAATAATCCAGCGATGTACGCTGCTTCATTAGTCGTCATTGTTACCTTTAAAAAATTTTTTACAATGTTCAGCAAACTTCTCATCATCCAACTGATCAGCGAAAAGTTTTATGATAGCTTTATAAGCGCCGCCGCCTTGGTACTCAACGTCTTTTTCAGAAACGTTATTATTTTTTTTAAATTTTATTTTATTTTTTATCGACATATAAAACCGTGAATTTATCTTCATAGCCATCATAATAATAACCATTAACTTTTGGTTTTCTGCTATATTTTTTTTTACTCTCTACTTTCTTAGGTTTAAACTTCGATGTTCGTAAAGCTTTGGCTACAGGATTTTT